GTGTACCATACAAAGAGCAGCTCTATCTCGCTTCAAAGCAAGGTCCACATGAATAAATCTTGTTCGACCATCAGAGCCATTGAACCATCTCTTGAACGAAGAATCATCTTCATCTATCGGACTATCGGCGTAGTTAAAGGCTTTCCTTACAAGATCGGGATCGCGAAAATATGCGTCTTCCATGTTAGGTGGTTCACACTCAAACCTAGCCCTGGCCTCAATCGGATTACGAATGTATTCCGATTCCAACTGCTCACGCTCAATTGTCGGATTAACCTCCCATGTGGCAGCTTTGATTGTCCAAGTCTTAGGCTCGTTCTTTTCATTCGCATTGATGAATCTTGATTGAATAAAGTCACCTTTATAACGCGGGAACGAAAGAAGAATAACTTTTCCTACCTCTGGAAAACGTGACATAACAGACAACTTACTCATATTATAAATTGCTGAAGCCGAACCCTTAGACCTAACTTCTCCTCGTAACTCCGCATCAGTCTTGAACGCTGCAATTTCGTCAAGAATTACAGTCAATACTTCGTAACCCTCCCAACCTTCACTTTCAGAGTGACCAGAGAAACATCTCACAGGTCTAGAGAAGAAAAAGATTTCAGAAACTCTGGGTTCAAAACCAACCTCATTAAAGAAAGGCGACGACAGCAGTAGGTTCTTCAATGGCTCAAAGAACACCCTCTGTGCCTGCTGAGCGTTCACAGCGAGGTTCAGAAGGTCAATATACACACCATTCGCCTTACCGAAATACGAGAGCGGGTCCCTTAGACAATGAAGCAAATACGCGGTATAAGCGATTGAAATGCGAGCACAGTGATCTTTACCACTGCCTTTTCCTAACATGCAGATGACTTCATTGTCTGTGTACTTCTTGTACCACTCAGCCCCCTCTTCCTCACCATAAAGCTTCTGAAGGGTTCTCTCTTTAAAAATTTGTGTGCTGTGACGGACTATCTCCAACTGAATGGGAGACAATTCAGGAAGACCAAGATATTTCTTGTCTTGAACAAACGTCTGAATCGGGACAGGTTCTTCCTCTAGCTCTTCCTGTCTTAGCAAACGATCAAAGTCTTCAAAGTTTAGGTTTACACCAAAGAAATCGGACATACTATTTTTTTCACCTTTATTTTAAAGTTATACGCTCAATCGGTTGGGTCAACTACCTCTGCATCATGAATATCTCTGTCAGGGAACTCGTCGTCCTGCCCCATCAACTGGAAGGCCATCGACAACTCTTTACGAACTTCTTCGGCAATCACAGGATGCTTAGCAATTACATCTCTCAAAATCTTAGAAAGGATCTGATTTACATTCTCTGCTTTTTGCATTCTTTGGATATATTCACCATCAGCCCCGCTTCCGGTGCTCATCAACTTATGAAGTTGTGCTTTCTTAGTGGCAATATCCCCAGCCAATTTTAAAGCCTGCAATCTCTGGGCCACCATTCCATGATCAGTTGCAATTGAAACAGTCTCCCAAGCCTCCTTGCTAATCTCATCAAATTCATTTAAAGCTTTAATTGTATTATACTGAATTCTCTCAAGAAAATAAGGATCTTCCTCAGCCTGCTTGTTAATTATTGACTTGTACTCTTCAATATTGCCTTTTACTTCTCTTATACTAAGAGACATTAAAGATGCAATTTCATGATTGCTATAGCCTTTAATGTGAAGCATACCAACTCTTTCGACATCCTTCAATTTATCAATAATATTTTTGTCCTCAAAGCTTTCTAGATTAGACACAGCCTCTCCTTATACTCATTGACAACGCTTTGCCAAGAATATTCCTTATGAATAATTTTACCACCTTTCACAGTCTTTTGCTTGACTTCTTGGTAGTTATCCACTACATATCTCATCTTGTCACAAAGATCATCAAAGTCTGGATCAGCCCAAGTTCCACCGTTGTAAATTCCAAATGTATTGTCTGACGACCACTTGAAATCTAGGGGTACAGAAAGATCTGCGTACTCTGTGCATGAAGTTGCATTTGTACAAATAGTAGGTGTGCCACAAGCTATTGAGTTAAAAGGTATCATACCCCAACCCTCACCTCTAGTTGGATAGAGCAAACAGTGAACCGACCTGTATAAGTCAGCCAACTCACTTTCTGTCATTTCATAATCAATTACTTCAATTCTATCATGAGAATTTGCTGGCCCTAAAATCATATTGCCATCAGTAAATCTTGCATCAGCCGGACCTATTGATTTTATTATCATTCTGACATTCTTATTTGAACCGTAAGTCTTAATGAAAGCATCAAAAGCCATCTGACAGTTCTTTCGGGTAGATGGGCTTCCAACATGAAGAAAAGTGAACGGGCCATCAGATACCATCTCAGAAGTATAAAACAAATCCGACTCTACCCCAAGCCTAAAGGAATGAACATTATCCACCCCCGTGTTCTTTCTAAACACCTCACCCGCCCATTTAGATGTTGTCCAAATTTCATCACATTCTCTTAGTCTTGGAACCCAAGAGGATGGCAATGTATCAGTCTCCCAATAACTAAATCCTATGTTGTAGTTCTTTCCACGTTTAAAATCTACCGGAAGACAATTGTTTATTAGGATATCGGCGTCGGTACAATGGTGTGCTGGTTGAGTAAAAAAGCCATCCTGTAGGCTTATGAAAACGTCCTGCTCAACATACTCTGGACGCAGAAAATCCTCTGGCTCAAAAAGTGGTAGACCTAACTCTTTAAGACCAGAGGATATTCTATAAGAAGCATAACCGTAGCCGTCAGCCTTGCTCTTCGACAGCGCTCTCCAGCAAATCTTGCTTCTCATTATCTTCAACTACTCTGTAAATAGTAAAAGATTCGTTCTCGGAGAACTTTTCTAAGTCCTCTTTGACAATCTTTATCTGCATTAAACCCCCTCTCAAAAAATAGGCGACATTCGGTTCAGCAAAGGAATCCTATCACAAATTATTAAGATTTGTAGGGGATAGTGTGTTTTTATAAAAATTATTCTTCTGCGAAGACTAACTTCTTACCAATTGAAACAGCCTGCTCGTTCAAGTAGGCACGATCATAACCATGTTCTTTCGTGTATTGAACCCTATAGTTGAACCAGCCTGGAACAGCTTTCCAGAATTTTTCGTCTGTGTTCTCTGATAACTCCTCCAACTCCTCAGTTGTTAACAAAAACGAAAGCACCCCGAGTGGCATATACACAACCATGTCATAGTTTTCATGCTTATCTGACGTATACTCTTTAAGCAGATCCTGAAAGGCAGTAATAATCTTACGAACACCTTCACCGGCAAAATAATCAATCTGACCGTGAGGGTTTCTGATACGGGGACAATAATCATCTACCGCAGAAATAGTTCCAAATGTCCGGCAAACCATCGGTCTGTAGCCGTAGATCGTACATCCATCCTTGAAGAACACGCACTTTCTCTTGGTCTCACCACCAACCTGCCAGTCTTCGTCGTACATGGCTTCCTTGAGAGATTCAACAACCCCAGCCATCCACTCGTCAGCAAAATCCATACCCTTATCTTCCATGTAAAGGTAATATTGCTGACGTAGATTAAAAGCAATGCTCGCACACTCAGCCATGTGAATATTCAAACCAATTGAGCAGCACTTGCCAGAACCAAGACACTTATACTCGGTCTGATTTTGTTTAGCCTCCAACAATCTAATTTGATTGTAAATCATATCCAACTTAGCAAAAGTTGCTATGTCTTTTGTGTTTACAGTTCTTCTCAAGATCTTTTACCCTGCCTTCTTTGTCTATTGATCTTTTGCATCTCACGACGTTTCCTCTCCACAGCTTCTTGCATTGGGGATTTGGGTCTTCTCATACTGGTTTGCCCTAAATTTCTACCCTTACCTCGATATTTTAGTAGGTCATATTTTTTGACCCAGTTATAAACCGCCTGCGGTGTGACTTCAATGTTATAACTTTCTTTTAGGCGTTTACATATGTCGGTCAAGTTCATACGACGCTTGACATACATATCGTAAAGCCATTGCTTATCTTTTATATGGCTCCGCAGCCATCATATCACCTCCAAGTAGTATCTGTGTTTCCACGAATTTGATCTTTTAAAAGTTCTTTTAGTATGGCAATTTGCACAGACTATATCGCACTTTTTTACTTCTTTTTCAAGTATTTCACGATTTCTATGCTGTCTTAGCATTACTGCAATATCTGCGACCTTTTCCCCTCTAACATGATCAAACTGAAGAACTCTCGGGTCGCTTTCATTGCAGTCCATGCATGAACTTGATACAAGTATGTCCCACAAAAATCTTTGATTTGAATCTCTATTTCTTTCAAAAGATAGTTGACCGCGACCTTTGTTTTTGTGGTAATAGGCACGACTCCTTCTCGCTTTGCACTTCTTGCAGTAAGAATCTGGTTTACCAGATCTTAAGACAGAGAAGTCCTCAATCATTTTTATCTCATTGCAGTCCTTGCAATGCTTATCCTTGTATGGTTCCGAAGCCACGATCAATATAGTACCACAGAGCGATGCCCAGCGAGTCGTTTATGTCCTCATCATCTGTGCTGAAGCCAATTTGTTTCTCAATAATAGCTTTAACACGATCTTTTCTTTCCTTTGAAAGACGCTTTTGCACACCCTTGCCGCCACATTCAGAAGTAATTCTTTTCTTATCTTCTTTGGAAATGTTTTTGTATCCAATTGCATTTTTCCAAATTAAAGGATTTACATCACAAACTGACTGACAGTAATCGTCAAGGTTCCCCCAAGTGTAACCAATAATGTACGAAATTATTCTGCTTGATTGAAAGTTCTGAATGTAAACAGACTGCTCAATGACAGCAGCATCCGGTTTATATTTAAGGCAAACTTCATTTATACCACTCTTTATTGCAGCAAACTTGCCAGAGACTTCTTTGGTGTCCTTAAAGTCTATTTTACCAGTTGCTACCACGTTCATGGTCTTCCACTCAATATCCACTACAGACCAAGCAAGTGAATGAGAAGCAGGATCAACCGCAATCACCCGCGACTTTTTCATGCTGTTAACTACCTTAACTATACTCATCTCTCAGGCTCTTTTCGTCCCAACCCCAAGAGACAAGTCTTTCTATGTATCGCTCTCTTTTACACCTTTCACAGATGTCTTCCTTGTTGTAAGAAGATAAGATAGTCCTACAATCAGAGGTTTCACATACTCGTTTAGAATTTTTCTTTTCTTTGTTCTTGTAGTAATTCTCAAGCAGTTTTTTGTTTGTAACAATTCTTCTGCAATCTGGGGAACAAAAGACCGCATTGTACGTCTTTGGTACAAAGATCCTTCTGCAATCTTTGTTCTTGCATGGTATCGGCTCAAAATGATTCGTACTCTTGCTCAACGCTGTTGTCCGCCCAGCACAATGTTGCTAGATCACACCTAGCACAGTGCTTTGAAGTCCTCTTATAAGGACGTTCAGGAATGACTCCATCTTTTACGCTTTGATGGATCTTCCTATACTTCTTAAATAGTTTATCAAGAAATACGTCGTCTCGCTCGATGTAAATAGGTAAAATTTGCTGGTTGTTTTTATTCTCATAAATAACAAATCCAGAATCTAAATTAAGACAATGCATGTAAAGATTAGCTTGTCTTACATGGTCATCGCTAGGCTTATGTGCAAGTTGCCTATAGTGGAAACCCTCTGACGAGATTGACTTTAACTCAATAAGTTTCTTGCCGTCAAGTTCGATTATTCCGTCT